GGGGTCCGCTACGCATCACTTAGGAGAATGGCATGATCCAATCAAACAACCCTTCGTACGCTACCATCGATGTTTTGCTGGTGACGCGCGAAGTTTGTGCTCTGTGGTTTTCGAACTTCAAGAGCATGAGTCTCGAGGAAGAAGAGCTTTTGCGTCAGCTTTCCGACGCAGAGAATCTCGCCCTCCGAGATAGGTTGTTTGGCTTGGCTGCTGTCCTCCGTTGCAGTGAATAGCGGGCCCTGTGTTGGTCGGCCGTGATGGCCAAACGCGGTGCATTCCTGCACCGTCGTCACGTCAGGAACTGAGATGACTATTACAACAAGCACTGTGAGCACTTCGGTAACGATCCCGTATAAGAGGTACGTGTATTACTACACATCTTCTGGCGCGGGGCCGTTCACTTGGGATCTCACGAATACCGTGCTTCCGCTCGGAAACGGGACGGATGTATATGTCAGACGTCGGGATACCGACTGGCGTGTTAAAGTTGAGAAAGGCCTCGATGCATCACTCCCTTATTCCTTCACTCGGAATAGCGGAACAAACTCTCTCTACAGGGCCTCCTGGCGTAAGCCTAACGGAGAAACCTGGGGGTGCGTTTTCGAGGCGTTGCCTGTCCCTGTCACAGCTTTCACCATGACAGATGCGACAACGCGTGCAATCGCTTTACAGCGCGTGAAGCGAGCTTTTGCATCTCAACGCGCGCAGTGGAAGAGTTTGGCTCCCGTAGCCGAGCTTGGGGAACTCCGGAGGGTGGTGAGGACTACGTTGTACCTTGCCACGGATATGGTTGTTGCCCTTGCCACTGCCGTAAGGAAGCGCGATCCGTCAACAGTACTGCGGTACGCTCAAGACATCTGGCTGAATTTTAGCTTTGGTGTCGCTCCTCTACTTAGAGATACGATGGCTGCGGGTGAGGCGTTAGCTTCATACCTATCCAACGACTCTACGTGCCGTGCTCGTCTTGCAAAAGGCAAGTCACGGGAAGCAGTCAGTCAGCCAGTGTATCGGCTCTCGATTGACTCCAGCGCGTATGTTAACTATTACGCCACGCTTCGGGAAAAGCTGTACTACGGGTTCGTATCTGGCCAGGACATAAACCTCCTGGCTAGTGAAGCCTACAACACCTTCGGCGCAGCATTCGGCCTTCGGGCCGGTGATATTCTTCCCGCTGCTTGGGAGTTGATACCCTATTCTTGGGTTGTCGACTACCTGGCTAATGTGGGTCCATGGATCGAAGATTTCTTTTTCGACGATGGAGGTGCTTGGATTTACGGCACCGAGAGCCGGAAGTATGTAGGTGTATACGAACTGCGCCCCGCTGTAGTTTTAAGCAACGGGGCCGTACTACTCAACCAATTTGGGACGGTTGGAAGAGGAAAAGTCGTGCAGTTTGACCGCACGGTATTGACGTCGTTCCCACGTGTCCCTCTGCGACTCAAGACGAGTGATGAACTCGCCGCGAACGCATGGACGAAGCTCGCGAACCTTGCCGCTGTACTAAAGCCTGGTAAGCGATCACCTAAAGTCTGATCTCTCCTTTCTATGGAGTTAACATGGCAATTTCTTTCACCTCCCCGGTAGTCGGTGCCGCTGTGACTGGTTTTACCAGCCCGACGTACACCCTAACCACAGATACTGCACCTTCGCAAAACGGCAAGCAATATGCCGTGACAGCGTTGGGAGGTACCCAAGCAAACGTGGACGTTCACACGGTGTCAAAACCGTTCACGCTCACTTTCTTCCGGCCTCAGCAGATCCGTGTGTTGCCTCCGATCAATCCGGTCACGGGTGTCATTCGTGATATCCCGAACAATAGTTACAAGCTGATCACGCGGAAGGGGGTAACCCCGGCCGCAAACCAGTCGCCGAGAGTCATGATCATCACCACGACGATCGACGTCCCTGCCGGTTCTGAAACATACGAACCGGAAGATGTCAAGGCCGCCTTCTCCGCACACTTCGGTGTCGGGTGGGCAGAAGTCCAGGACATGGTTGATGCGGCAATGACCGGAGTCATCTAACCGATGGCCTAGCTTTATGGAGATGTTCATGGGCAAGAAACAAAAACGGGTGTCCGAGCAGCGTCTTTCATGCTACTTTGACTTACTCGAGGAGGACCTTTTGTATGCGAACCCCCAGAATAGCGAGGGCTCGTACGCTGTTGAACGGCAGTTTGACCGCTGTCGCAAGAAAGCGATCTACGTGCGTCGCGACCTTGAAGAGAAGGCTGCAGCAGATTTTGCTGCGCTTAATACTCGGCTTGGCGCTTTACGCGTTGACTTGCCTCGAGACGTACTTCAAAATGCGCGGCTTTTTATAACACGCGCCCTCGAGGGGTTTACGAAAAAACACGTACCCGAGTCCATTCAAGAAACACTGGACTACGGGGTTATGTTTGACCATTGGCGGTTCGGTACAGGTGCAGCTTGCTTGTCCGACGACGGAGAAACAATCGTCGATCATCACCCCGCCACCAAGATGGTTAACGGCATGACGAGTACAAGTGATGCAAGGGACCTGGTTTTAATGCTAAGGCGAAACGATTCGTATTTCCGCTCGTATGATTCGAAAGCGGACGAGTTTTTCGGTATGGTCTCCTTAGTACAGGGCTCTAGGTTCAGAACGGTTCCAAAGAATCAGACTGCCGTCCGACCCATCGCAACAGAGCCAACTGGTAATATGTGCCTCCAGTTGGCCGCCGGTGAATACATAACTGGCGCTCTGCGGTGGGTAGGCCTTGATATATCGACTCAGCAAGCGAAAAACCGCGAGCTGGCGCGTCAAGGGTCGATGTGTGGCACACTAGCCACCTTAGATCTTAAAGATGCTTCGTCGATGCAGACTCCTCAGTTGATCGAGCTGGTCTGGCCAAGTAAATGGTTCAACCTGTTTATGAGGCTCCGCTCACCCAAAATTGAAATGCAAAAGGGTGTGTGGATCGAGGCGAATATGATATCCACGATGGGGAATGGTTTTACGTTCCCAATGATGACCATGACCATCCTTGCCCTGCTGTACGGGTATAGGTGCTGTAGAGGAGGTCCGAGCAATCGGATTGATTGGTCTATCACCGGTGTCTATGGTGACGACATTATCCTCAAAGCGTGTGAAG